CCGGGGCTTTTTGCGTCTACATAGTCAGACCAACTGAGATCGAACAGCGTACTCAATGGGAGTGGTTGCCCGCCCCATTGAATATTTATGCCAGTAGGGTCCGTGTGTGATTGCCGTGCGTGTAGGCGTACAGGTAATCTATGCTGAACTCCAAATTACCCACCGTCGCAGTACGCCCACAACGTACACTAATTTCTGCGAAGTTGGCGACCTGTGCCACAAGGTTGATCCGTCCAGAATCAAACACCACAGCCCCGTTGACCGCGATCACCATCTGCAACCCGCTGAAGTCCTCCGGGCCTGCGATTCGGTCTATGTACCAGTCAATAGCACACTGCGGAGGGAGAGTTATAGCGGGCCCGGTAGCCACGTTTTCCACGATGGGTTGAAGCTGATCGCCAACAATGTCAAACAACAACGCCGCCGTGGTTACGCGGTTGGCGTCCGCTGGTCCAACGCCAGCGTTAGTATTCAGCCCGATACTCCAGCGACCGTGCGTCGGGTTAACGTAAGTGGAATTACTCCAAGGCAACACACGTCCACCTGCACGACCTCCAAGGGCGAAAATTCGGGCAGCCGCGTTAAGCCGCAACATCATTGCGTTTGCTGTGTTGGTGGAGCTTGATATGATCAATAGCCCGGTGCTGGACTCTCGGGTAAGTGTTGTCGCAGGGTTGACGTCAATAATGTCGGAGGGGTTAAGGTTCCAGCCCGCCGTACCTGTCCCCCGCCAAGAGCATCCATTGATATACCCAAATGTCGTTGTGGACGACCCCACCACCGCATTGGTCAACGTGACAAAATCCTCAAACCACGTAACCGGGGCATTCAGGCCGAGGGTGATACTCGCCCGACCACGGGTGTTGCCCGTGTGCAGTATCTCTTTGGGTGTACTTGTAAGCTGGAACGGTCTACGATGTAGCTCTGTAGGGGCAACCGTAGACATACGACAAAGCAAGAGCGTACCGGGAATGTCCTTGACTATCTCAGAGGCAACTACCACACCAGCGTGTAGGTGGATCGAGTAGCTAAACTGCACGTACCGTGCAACACCGTCGGTAACACCTGTAAACCTCTTGCGGACTATCTCGATATTGGTGGCTACGTCTTTAATGCTCCATGTGCATGTGCCTGCGTATGTCTCGCCGGGAACAAACTCAATACCGGAGACCGTGGTGTCTGCTGCTGGGGCGCGACTCGTAGAGTACCCCTGCGAAAGTGATGCATGTGGTGTTGGGAACGGATCTACGAATGCCCCGGTGGGTGTGGTGGGAATGTCAACAACAGGAGCTTCCCACCCTGACCCATCTATTTTGTGTGTGATGCCTATGGGCATCAAGGCTTTCTTCGTGATGCCGTCAACAACGGCCACACCCTCACCCGTAGCGCCGATGCTGGCAGCGTCGTTAAGGTGGATGGAATTTAGCCCCACGGTCATGCCCGACGGAGTAGTGATCCCGTTGGCGCTAGACGCTTGGACTGTTACCCATATACCCTCAACAAGCTGCTGATCCGTCTTGACCCCGCTAGGGTAGATAGTGCGCCAATTTGGGTCGCCGCCGCCCGGCTCTGAAAGAGCACCACTACCTACACCTGTGACGTTTGGATTAGTTGATGTAGACATTATAGCTCCTTAAACTGGGCTTTCTCTGACATACGCCGTGATGTAATTTCCACAGGAATTACCCAACGGTCAAACTGTTTAGCTGCCTCTATATAGTTCCCTTGGTTAAGGAGCTTGAGCATGGTGCTTCTTGTGAAAGCACCAACTCCAACATTAAAGACAAAGCTCGCTAGAGCGTCAAACTGGTTATGGGTTAACACAACCTTGACACCATCGTTAATAGCCTTCTCTGCTGTTGCAACATCAGCACGAAGCGCCTCTTTTACTTGCGCTACAGACCACACTAGACCAGCCTTAACCTCTGGCCCAGTGTGTCCTACGCCAATAGTCCAAATCCCCTTAGTATCCTTATAAGCAAAGGTCTTAAACCCCTCCCGTAAGGTCAGGAGTTGTAGACCGTTATCAGACATTTTCATTGATTCTCCATTCTGCGTTGAAGGCTCAATGCCTGAGTAACGCTTTGACTCGTAGCTTGTGCCAACATAGCACGTTTCTGTGGACTGATCTTCAAGTTCATCAAAGCAGTTTCCAAGGAAGCGACCATTGTGTTTGGATCGCCTTGTCCCTCTTCTAGGTACTTTGCTATATTATCAGTAGAAGGGGCCTTACCTGCACCCAATTGGAAGATCATGCCATTCATAGCGCGCGCGCGTTTGTGTTGGTATGCCTTGTCCAATTCACCAAGACGGAAGTTCTTCTCTTTCTGAACACTTTCATTCACACCAGTAATGCCTATCTTCTTGAGGGTTTTATCCCGTTCTGTAAGATCAGCAGTCACTTGACGCGGCTTGTCAGGGTTCATAGAGAACGAATGGTTCTCATCTGTATACCACTTCTCTTTCAAGATGGAGGATACAACAGGAGGGGCCCAGGCCATAGCTGCTGCTTTCAGGTGTGCCTCATCTGGATACATTGCTGCACCAATAGCACTACCAGCCATGTCTACAACCTTACCTCCACCGGCGAAGGCTGCGTCACTAGCTTTACTAGCCAGCACATCACCCAGACCAATACGTTTAGAAATGTCAGCACCCATGATGGAAGCTCCACCATGAGACATAGCAAACTTAAACTTATCAGAATCACTGTCCAACTCTTTAGCTACATTCTCAGATGCTTTAATAACATCCAAGGACAGGCTGCGAGGCTTACCTAACTTAGCTGTGATGAAGTCATACAGAGATTCCCATTGTGAGTAGAAAGGCAATCCCATAACACCAGCAAGGGCTATGGTAGTAGCCATTTGTGTTAGTAAGGGAACTGGATTTCCTGTAGCAGATATTTCCCTAGCATACATACTCCAACGCGAGATTTCATTGTGACCAAAACTCTTCAAGTTATACGCCATAGTTCCCAATGGGCCCAAGGCATTATAAATAGTAGGTTTCTCCAATGCTCCGTAGTTGTTCATGGCTTGGTCAGTCAGACGATGGGCCTGTTCATACAGACCGTCCTTAGCCTTCAAACCACTAGCATCCATCATCTTAACAAAGGTCATGTACACTTGAGCCCGTGTACCAGACTCAATGACAGCAGCAGGCGATTGTGTGACTTTATGTCTCCAATATGTAGCTCCCTTAGTCGTTTGGTTAGTATGCTCAACCATGTCAGTAGCATAGATGTGGTTCTTACGAGAATACTCAACTGCACCACGCTCTATAGCAGACAACGATCCCTCATTACGCACCCCTTTGAGTAGGGCAATTCCCGCCTCTGTGAAGTGATCTAGACCGCCTGTAAGCATAGTTGCTTTAGGAGCTAGTCCACGGCCACGCAGCAAAGCAGTCATAGCAGGCAATGCTGCCGGGCCTTGGATAATCTGGATAGCTAAGAAAGACGGGTTCAATGACAGCATCATTGTGTTAGCAGCTTCTTTAGCAAGACCCAATCCAGCCCGTATGTTGCTGGGGCCAATCCCCGTAGCATCTCCAAAGGAGTTGATCATCTCACCCACAGCCCGTCCAACACGGCTAGGGTTGAGTCCCAATGCATTCTGCATATACTTCTCAGACAGAGCAATGGCATTACTATGCTTGGCTGCCACGGATGGATCACGCAATACAGCATTAGAATCCTTTGCTGCTTCTGCAAGATGACTCCATTGGAATGCACCTTCCATATACCTAACCTGATTCTCAAAGAAAGCTGTAGCATTCTCTTTCTCTGACATCCAAGGCTTACGGCCCTCCATACCCCACACACCCTTCTTCTGCATAGTATGTGTTTGCATACCCATGTAGTTAGCAGGATCATCCTTAGCTACTTCTTTCAGAGTATTAAGAAACTCAGCTACGTGTGGGTTATTCTCTCCCAAAACCTTCAAAGCATCTTGGAAAGCCTCATGTGGGGTTCCCTTGTTACCACCACGTACCATCGTGGTATCTTGCATTGGGCCAAACTCTAGTGTTGGATCTTTCTCTAGCATAGACTTCTCAGCCTTCTCCAGAGTCCATCCAAGCTTACCGGCCTTACGGTCAGCACCTAGCACACCCACTACTGTTTTAACACCGTCAATGGTCTTGTAGGCCACCTTACGGTAGTCTCCTGACATGGACATAGCGGAGTAGGCTTCACGTGCTGTGATAGCCTTCTTGCCGACAGCTTCACGAGCAGTGTTGATCTTGCCCAGCACATCTCCCATCATAGCTTGATGAGTGGTGATGAAGTTCTGTAGGTTAGCTGATAGACCGTGCTGCTGCATCATAGCCGGAGTAATAGTCTTGTGTGTCAAGTCGGCAGCATTCAACAGAGTGAAGGCGTCCTGATACTCATCTTTCGATAGCTTGCGGAGATCAGATAGATACTCACCATTAAGTTTGCTATTGATCTCACCACGAGCCAAACCTTCTGCTGTTAGGAAACGATCTACAACGTAATGAACAACTGGGTTGTTAACTTTACCTTTAAGATAGGTTCCACCCTTAGTCAGAGAGTTGATTCCTTGTTGGAGTTTGTTCTGTGCTACATCTGTAAACTTACCAGCTAAGGCAATAGCCTCTTCTGGAGTCTTAATCATAGCATTACCAATATCTCTCAAGGTATCTTTGACTCCGGGAATACCGCTAAACCCCTCAAGCTTTTTTCGTGTGCCCCAGTCCACCAAAACCTTACCACCCTGTGAGCCTTTTGAGGGGCTCCTAGCCATATCACCGAAGGTAGTTGTGCGAGTACGCTGTACACCAGACAGATCGGTTCCTTCTGGAGCATATACCCATCCTCCGGGATGTGCTTCGTACAGGTCACGTTGAGGCATGTAGTCTTCAACCACACGACTAGCATCACCCTTAGCGTACACATTCACAGCTAGGTCACGGTCAGGAGTTACCCATACACCGGTCTTACGTGGGCCATTCATGTCTTCACCTTTACCAACAGCACGATATACCTTCATGCCTTTGAGAGATGTTCCTAGACGTTTCAATGTGCCAGACTTTACAAGTGCTTTCAGCATATCCCAAGGAATTGGGACACCGGAGTTCATGTTAACAACATCATTGCCATAAGGATTCTGACGTTCTTTGGATACATTCTGACGAGCCTTTTCTGCCTTAGCTTCCAAGTGAGCTAGATCAGTCTTAGCTCGTGCAAGACGAGTTGCAGTACCGGGATGACCCTGCTCTGCGGCTACAGTGAGCTTCAACAGCAACTGTTCAGCTTTAGTTACCCGAGCTTCAGCCGCTTTAACAAAGGGATGCTTCTCTTGATCTACAGGGATGGTTCCAGCCTCTTGACGACCCCTTTCAGCAGCACCTTGGTCCAGGGTAGTACGTTGAGCTACTTCCTGCTCCATAGCAGCTTTACGATTATCCAGAGCTACTTGAGCTTCCCGCTGTTTATCCAGAGAGAGGGCATCTCCTTGTCTAGCAGCAGTTTCAGCAGCAGAGCCTGCTATGACATCTCTAGGTGCATTAGTCAAGTCCTCAGCCATACGACTCATCGGAGTAGGCTCAGTTACTGGAACTTGCTTTTCAGCACCCAGCTCAGTAGCCATACGCTCCATAGGAGCCTGTACTTCTAAGTTCTTTGGGGCACCTAAAGTAGAAGCATTACCCTCACTATCTACGGTAATAGGCTGCTCACCTCTTGCCTTAGCTGCCGCTTGAGCTTCGGCTTGCTTACGCAAAGCCTCCGCCCGATAGAGTGCAGCATTAGGATCGACAGGAGAGTCTTCCTTAATCAAGGCTTCTGCAAGACTCTTAACACCAGTCTTAGGAGCTTCTATAGGTTTAGCCAAAGCTTCTACAGAGGAAGGAGTTACCATCTTCTTAGCACCATGCAAAGGTAAGAAGTTCATTCCCATATCTACGAGAGCTTGAGCAGCAAATTCTGAACGTGGGCCAATCAATGCCCCAGCTTTACCGGCAAGCTGTCCGGGCAGCAAGAAAGCCTCGCCCAGACGTTCGGTAGCAATGCGACCTTCCTCAGAGGGCGCTTGATAAGCCCCTGCACCGAAGTTAGTGTGCTGGAAGTCCTCTATGTTCTTAGCAGCCTGTTCATAGCCCTGCCCAGAAGCTAAGGTAGACAGTCCATACAAACCGCCACCAATCATAGCAGGCATACCAGCCAACATACCAACACCAGCTTCTGCCACCCCCCGGAGACCTGCTCCAGCTTTAGCAGCAGTGTCTTCTTCATGGATACCTATTAGTTTCTTAGCAGGAACATCCTCTCCCAAATAAGCATCTGGATCAAAGGGCTCTTTCAAATACTCATCTGGGTCGAAGGACATTATTGTTTTCCTAGTTTTTGTTTAATCTTAGCAGCCCGTGGGTCATTGGGATTAGCATTAGCCCACGACAGTGCTGCTTGATCTTGCGGATTCATTGATGGTGTTTTTGGGATTGGTGTGCCGAGAGC